CTCAGTAGAAAGCTCCCCCGAATCCGGCGACAAGGTAACGCGAGCTGAACCTTTTGCATCACAGGTGAACGTAGGCAACGTCGTCATGCTGCGCGGCGGCTGGAACACGGCGCTGATCGACGAAATGCGTATGTTCCCGAACGGCAGCTTTGATGACCAGATTGATTCTCTTTCGCGCGCCTTCTCGCACCTGATTGGCGGCGGTCTGTCTCAGTGGGCCAAACTGGCCGGTTAAATTCACGCAGAGCATGCGCTCTTGCAAGCAAGGATTCACTCCCAATGTCGAGAAAGCCGAAAAGCACTGCTCGACAAGCCCAAGTTGCGCCGGTTCGGCAGAGTACCAACGATAGCTTCCAGAACGCACAAGCTCGGTTAGGTTGGGGCACGGATAACCAGTCGTCGTTTTCGAATTACGCGCTGTCGTATCAAAGCCGCAATCGCATTGCGATGGAGGCGGCTTACCGTGGTAGCTGGATCGTTCGCGCAGCGGTAGATGCAATGCCGGAAGATATGACCCGGTGTGGTATCGAGATGTCAGGCATGGAGCCTGACGATATCAGCCTGATCGAGCGCGACATGATGCGCTTGGCGATCTGGGATCGGCTTTGCGACACTGGTAAGTGGGCTGCGCTGTACGGCGGCTGCTTGGCGGTGATGCTGATCGAGGGGCAAGACTTTTCGACGCCTCTGCGCGTAGACACCATCGGCAAAGGCCAGTTCAAGGGATTGCTGGTGCTGGACCGCTGGATGGTGTCTCCACCGGTTGGCGCTGTCGTCACCGACTACGGCCCCGACATGGGAAAGCCGGTGTTTTACGACGTGATCGCCGACTATGCGGCCATCCCGAAGGCGCACATCCATTATTCACGCGTGATCCGCCTGGACGGCATGGATTTGCCCTTCTATCAGCGCGTGAGCGAAAACGGCTGGGGCCTGTCGGTTCTTGAGCCGATGTGGGACCGCCTGATCGCTTTCGATAGCGCCTCTGTGGGTGCTGGACAGTTGATCTACAAGGCGCATTTGCGCACGTATCAAGTCGAGGGGCTGCGCGATATTATCGCCGCTGGCGGCCCCGCGCTTGCAGGCCTCAAAGCGCAAATGGAATTCACCCGCCTTGCCCAGACCAACGAAGGCATGACGGTGATGGACGCAAAGGATAAGTTCGAGGCGCACTCGTACACCTTCGCCGGCCTGTCAGACATGTTGCTGCAGTTCGCGCAACAGTTGTGCGGCGCACTCGGCACGCCATTCACCCGCCTATTCGGGCAGTCGCCCACCGGTTTAGGCGCGACGGGCGAAGGCGAGATGAAGCAGTACCACGAAAAGGTCAAGCAGGGCCAGGAGCGGCGCCTGCGCAATCCGCTATATCGCTTACTGGCCGTGATGTCGATGTCTACGCTTGGCAAGCCTCTTGCCGACGATTTCCAGTTCGAGTTCCGCAATTTGCAAGAGATGTCGGAGCTTGAGAAATCGGATATCGCCACGAAAAAGACGGCGGCCGTTGTAGCGGCGGTCGATGCCGATTTGATCGATAAGCCGACGGCTATGAAAGAGCTCAAAGCGTCTGCGCCTGTCTCCGGCCTGTTTGGCAATATCACAGACGAAATGATTCAGGAAGCTGAGGATCAAGCCGCCGCCGAGCCGCCGCCGACCGCCGAAGGTCTGCCCGATTTGAGTGCGCTCACAAGCCCCACGAAAGATTCATTTTTCAAACGCTTCCTGAAACGCTCCAATGATTCTCACGCTTGACCGAAAGCGCGGCCATAACCCCGTAAAGACCAAGGTGATCGAGCAGAAGTACGGCTCACAGCTTCGTAAGGTCGCGCATCAGGTTGGCATGATCGTAACCGGCTTCCCGCCTGGCGAGCCGGATTCGGCGCCGCGCATCAGCCAATTGCTCGATGCCTATTCGGCAATGCTAAAACAGTGGGCGACGTCGACGGCCAGCAGCATGTTGATGGATGTCGCGCTACGCGACGAGCGCGGCTGGGCTGAGATGTCGAAAGATATGTCACGAGCGTTGCGGCTTGAGATTCGCACGGCGCCTACCGGCCGCGTGATGCAAGAACTACTTGCCGAGCAAGTTGGGCTGATCCAAAGCATCCCGACCGACGCCGCCCAACGCGTGCATCAATTAACGCTTGCCGGCATCGAGGATTCGACCCGCGCCAGCGAGATCGCGAAAGAGATCATGCGATCGGGTGAAGTCTCGAAGAGCAAAGCCACGCTCATTGCTCGAACTGAGGTGTCTCGCACCGCATCGACGCTGACGCAGGCGCGAGCGATGCACATTGGCTCCCCAGGATATTTCTGGGAAACCTCAGGCGATTCGGATGTGCGCCCATCGCATAAGGCCATGCAGGGCCAATTGGTTACTTGGGGCGACCCACCAACGCTAGATGGCATGACCGGCCACGCCGGTTGTTTCCCGAATTGCAGATGCTGGGAGCGAGTTGTCATTCCAGACTGATCCGCCAAAAACAACACAGCCCGCCGCGCGCGGGCTTTTTTACGCCCATACGAAATGACCTCTGCGTGCCAGTGCGAAGCCTGCGTGCCAAAGCGCGTGCTTACGAAGGATCGCGCATCGCCTGACATGCAATTTCTCGTGTCCGAGAAGATCGGGCCGAAGCGCTCGTGGACGCCTGAAGGCTACCTGATCTGTTTCGAGGTGCCTATCGCACGCCTGGGCACGATGGATTATGCCGGCGTCGAGTTGCCTGAACTTGAGGATAAGGACGGAATTATCGTCGTCGAGCGCGGCGAGGACGTGCTGTTCAGCAAAGAGACGATCGCCAGCTTCGAATTGAAGCCAATCACGATCAATCACCCGGCAGAGTTGATCAGCCCCGCGACGTGGATGGTTTTTTCAAAGGGCTCCGCGACCAATGTGCGCCGCGGCGAAGGCGAGCAAGCCAATCTCCTATTGGCCGACCTCCTGATCATGGACAAGTACGCCATTCATCAGGTGCAAAACGGCTTGGTCGAAGTGTCACCCGGCTATGACGCCGACTACAAACAGATTTCACCGGGCCGAGCGGCCCAAACCACGATCGTGGGCAACCACGTCGCGCTAGTAAAAAGTGCCCGCTGCGGCTCCGTTTGTTCCATTGGAGATTCATCCATGCCTGAAAAGAAATCGGCGCAGCCGTCCATCGCGGACAAGTTGCGCAAGCTGTTCATGACCCGCGATTCCGACGAGTTCGAAAAGACGCTGGCCGAGGTCAAAGATTCGGATGCCGAGGTCGGCGCCGGGTCGGACGCCCAACACATTCACATCCATATGCCGGAGGCGGGCACGAAGCCCGAGGCTACTCAGGATGCTGATGAGGTCGACCCGAATAAGGCGGTGCTCGACGCGATCGCTGCGGTCGGTACGCAAGTAACGGCGCTGTGTGATCGCGTGACCAAGCTGGAGGGCGCGGGAGCCACAACCGATTCCGATGAGGATGTCGACACCGACACCGACACGGATACAACCACCGATTCGGACGAGGAAGTCGATAAGGACAAGCCAACCAAAACCGGCGACTCGACCGCCTTCCGCGACGAGTTTCAGGACGCCAAGGCCCGCGCAGAAATTCTCGCCCCCGGCGTGAAGCTGCCGACCTTCGATGCCAAGGCCGTCGTCAAGAAAACCACCGACTCGATCTGCGTGCTGCGCCGTCGCGCGTTGATTGCAGCGCTGGACAACGACAACGCCGATCTGGTGAAAGCCGTAACCGGTGGCGCCGATGTTTCAAAGATGACTTGCGACTCGACGAAGGCGTTTTTTAACGCCGCGTCCGAGCTCGTGAAACAAAAGAATTCGCGCGTCGAGCAGACCACGAAGACCGAAAACCAAAATTCCGGCTGGAGCGATATCAACAAGCGCAACGCCGAATTCTGGTCCAACCGTAAGTAAGGAGCCGACATGCCCTCGTTGCAAGCTTATCAATTCCGCATGCCGGCTGGTTTTGCCGGTGACCTCCAACGCGCTGAAGTCGCGACCATCGAAACGCAACAGATCAATTCTGCCGCGCCCCCGACAGCGTTTGGTGTCGCAGTCAAGCTGGTTGGCGGCCTCGTTACGCCGATCAATAACTCGGCCGATACCGCTGCGCTGGTCTACGGCATCAACCTGCGCGCCTACCCGATTCAGGGTAACGGCACCGACCCGCTTGGCACTTCGACGCCGCCCACCTTCGGCGTGGTCGATGTCCTGAAGCGCGGTTATGTCGATGTGGCACTGGGCGGCACGACTGCTGCTGCCAAGGGCGGCACGGTATTTGTGCGCGTCGCCACGCCGTCCACTGGGAAGCCGCTTGGCGGATTTGAGGCCGCGTCCGATACGACCAACACCGTTGCGCTGCCGTCCAACACCTACTTCACCGGTCCCGCTGACGCCTTCGGCATCACCGAAATCGCATTCAACATCTGATCCCCGGCGCTTAACTGCGCATTGATAGGCCCCGCTTCGGCGGGGTTTTTGCATTCCAGGAGCCTTAAATGGACATGTCTGTTCAGAAGTACCTCAAGCGCCGGGAAATCGCGGTGGCATCCCAGCAACTCGTGCGAGCCTACACGAAAGACCAGCAATACACCTACGACCGTGCCACAGTCGACTCGACCGGCGCCTTTCTCGTGGGCCAGCTCGAACGCCTGGACCAAACGCTCAATGAGCCGCTGGTCGAGTTCACCTGGTCGCGCGACATCGAGTTGCGTACCGATGTTTCGCCAGCCGATGAGATCGCGTCGTGGACGAATTCCGCATTCGCCATGTCGGGCGGCATCAACCCGAACGGCTTGAACTGGATTTCGAACGAAGGCAATGCGATCGCTGGCCCGTCGCTCGATATCGGCAAGACGCCGCAGCCGATGCGCTTGTGGGGTGCAGAAGTCAAGTTCACGGTGCCCGAACTCGTGAAGGCGCAAGCACTTGGCCAGCCGATCGACGTGCAAAAAGTCGAGGCGATGAACCTCAAGCGCAACATGGACTTGGACAACATCGTCTATATCGGCGATTCGACCCAAGGATTCACGGGGCTCATCAACTCGATCGCGACCGTCACGCCTACCAATGTGCCCAACGGCGCAGCAGGCACGCCGCAATGGACCACCAAGACCCCGGCAGAGATCCTGAAGGACTTCAACGAAGTTCTGACGACCACCTGGATGAACTCGGGTTGGGCTGTCATGCCGAATCGCGCGCTGTTGCCACCGGCACAGTACGGCTATCTCGCTTCGACGATGGTCAACACCGCCGCCAACTACTCGATCTTGACGTACCTGCTCGAGAACAACATCTGCACGAAGTCGGGCACGAAGCTAGAGATTCTCCCGCTCAAATGGCTGATCGGTGCTGGCGTAGGCGGCACGCAAGGTACGCTGGGCACTGTCGATCGCATGGTCGTGTACAACAAGGACAAGAAGTATGTCCAATACCCGTTGACCGAATTGCAGCGCACGCCGCTGGAATATCGGTCTCTTTTCCAAATAACAACCTATTGGGCGCGATTTGGCCAAGTAGAATTTCGATACAATACTACGCTGGGTTACAGAGACGCTATTTAAGAAATAGCCTTAGGAACACGATATAATATGTGTTCCTTATTAATTGGCGGTGAGAAGATGCCAAGTGACTTTCAAGTTCTGTCGGCGCTTTTTTCGTACGAGCCGGAAACCGGATTGATTCGGTGGAAGGTTCACAAAGGCAAAGGGCACCCTGGAGTAGTTGCTGGATTCCCGGGTGGGCTTCCGGGCGAGAGCGGCGATCGGTACGTTTATGTGCGTGTTGATGGTCGAAACTACAGTGGCCATCGCATGGCATGGCTGTTGACCACTGGATTGTTTCCAGAGAAAGGCTTTGAGATTGACCATATAAATGGCCGGATCAATGACAATCGATGGGAGAATCTCAGGATTGTCAGTCGAAAACAAAACATGCAGAACCGAAAAACGCATCGCAACAATGCGTGCGGGATTCGTGGAGTC